ACGTGCCGGTAAACAAGGCACTGCACTTGGTTATGGATATAGAACAAATAATATTACCGGTACAGATGAAGAATCTAATATATGGTTATGTAGATACCATACTGGATTTATATGTAATGCTGGAGCAAATAATTATTTCTATGGAATTAAACTTATTGCAATAAGCACTACTGGAATATATTCTACTGCAAATGGTAGTGGTAAATTATATGATTGTGAAATTTATGGTAATCCAAGTAAAGGGATATACTTACTTGATTCTCGTAACTGGTATGCAAAGAATTTAAAAATTCGAGGAACAACTGCTGCTATATATTTAGAGGCAGGCGGTCTTAAAATCAATGGTCTTGATGTTGATATAACAGGAGATCCATTTACTTTGTATTATGGTGATACTTATTGTGAAGTTACAGGAGTACAAAGTCTTGAGTTTACCGGAAGTGTATTTAACACAGCTCTTGTATATTCAGGTTTAAGTTTAAAAATAAAAGATTACAATGGCACTGTAAATGATAATAGAGAATATACTGGTCAAGGTGTAATTCAATCTGAATCTGGAGCAAATGCACGTGGTGGTAGTGGATTATGCTGGAAAATGTCTCCAAATGCATACGCTCTTGTAGAAAGTGCAACTGATGTTGACGCTATCTCATTGGAAACTAAAATTGCAGAAGTTGCAATAGATGCTAGTCAAGAATTTACTTTGACAGTTTATGTTAAAAAATCAAATGCTGCTGCTGCTTATGAAACTCAACTTATTTGTAAAGGTGAACAATATGGAATAACTGCTGATGTTAGTGATGTAGCCGCTGATAACACTGATTGGCAACAATTAAGTGTAACAGTAACACCTACTATTGCAGGAGTGTTTGAGTTTTATGTACAAACATGGGGTAGTGCTTCTTACTTTACATATGCCGATGATATTGATTACAGTTAATGGAGTGGTTTAAATGAGTTTAAGGGCATGTGATACCAGTAAAAATGGAAGTCCCCTTTGTCAGTTAGATAGAACAAATGCAAGTAAGGATATGGGGGTAAGTAAAGTTGGTGCTCCATATGTTGCTGAATATACTGACATTACTGCTCCTATTAATGGAACTATTTCCATTGATAGTGCTGCTGCATATTGCACTTCTACATCGGTTACTTTAACATTATATGCTGAAGATGCTGAAAGTGGCATGTATCAAATGCGTTTCTCAAACAATGATTCTGATTGGAGTGGTTGGGAAACATATGATACTACCAAGGCATTTACATTAACAGATTTAGATGGCACTAGAACTGTATATGTTCAATATAGAGATAATAATGAAAATGCAACTGCTTCGATTAGTGATACTATTGTTCTTGATAGAGTAGCACCAATCAATAGCACAATTTCCATTGATGGTGGAGATATGTATACGACATCTCCTAATGTTACACTAACATTATTTTCAGAAGATGCTACTTCCGGCATGTATCAAATGCGTTTCAATAATGACGAAGGTGCTTGGAGTGATTGGGAAGCATATGGCACTACAAAGGCTTGGGCATTAACAGATACAGATGGAATTAGAAATGTTTATGCACAATTTAAAGATAATGCTGGACATATAACATCTGCTGAAATTGCAGATGGAATTATATTGGATCAAGAAGCACCACATAGTTTGTCTGTTTCGATAGAATCTGATGATAGTTATTCTACTACACGTTCTGTAACATTGACGTTATCTGCTACTGATGATGTTAGCGGTGTTTATCAAATGAGTTTCCACAATGATTCTGATGGTTGGAGTGGTTGGGAGGCATTTAATGCAAATAAGGAATGGACATTAGCTGACACTGACGGAACTAGATCAGTTTATTTTAGAGTGCGAGATGTAGCCGGTAATGTTGCTGATGCAATATTGGATACAATTATACTTGACCAAATTGACCCTGTTATTGATTCTATTTCCTGTCCAGATAATGTTGAACAAGTATCTATTTCAGTTGATTATGTAGTATCTGATGTTACCAGTGGTATAGCATTAGTAAAATTGTGGAAAAATAAAAATGGTGGAGACTGGACAGATACAGGGGTTAGTTCTAGTGAATTATCTGGAACTTTGTCACATAAGCCAACTAGTAGTGGCATATACGCGTTTGCATTATCGGCCACAGATAACGCGGGAAATGCAACAAATACTCCTGAGACATCTCCATCTGATATATGTAATTTTAATGTTACTGATTATTTATCAAGTATTGGAGAAAGTTTTTTGGGTGAATTAATTTGCATTATATTGCCAAAAAGAAGGTGAATTTATGGATAACACGATACAACTCGAATTAACAGTTACCGCTTCTGCTATTGTTATCGCAGAAGGATTTTATTCTGCTGGAGATACTACAAATGCAGTTGCTAACGTTATAACTGTAAGTGGGAATACTCTGGTATTTTCTAGAAAATTTAAACTTCTGTATATACAACCAGAAGTGGACAAAACAGTAAGAATCGCATTCGGAGGTAATGAATCTACTGCTAATAGAGGTTTTAGTGTAAATGAGCGAGGTATAGCTTTACCAGTTGAAGGAAATAGAATATCTTTATGTTCTTCAGTAAGTACAACTGTGCAATTTTTTGCAATTGTTGATTAAGGAAAATTTTATGAATAATGATGCTGGAAATATTCTCCAACAAGCAATAAAAGAGGGAAGAGCACAACAATGTTCAGCTATTTGTAAAGCGACTGGAGAACAATGTAAACGTGTTGCACGAATTGGATATGATGTTTGCTCTGTTCATGGTGCAGGCACTAGAAAAAGAGAAATAGAAGGGTTTAAACAACCACCTGGTAGACCTATTGAATCTGTTAGTCCATATATGGAAAGTTTACCAGAAAATATTAAAGATATATATGAACAAGTATTTGGAGATTTAACATTAGTTCATGAAGTTGCATTAATTAAAACGTTATTATATAAAATGTTACAAGACAAACATGATAAAGAATGTCGTGTAGAAGAAATGGACGAAATTGATGAGGAAAATGATATAACTAGTGCAGTTGCAAGAGAAATAAGCAGGCACAATAGAGATAAAAAGACAAAAGATGATATGTTTTATATAATAAAAATGCTTGAAACAGTTACAAGGACAACAGTTGCGGCTTACGAACAATTAAAGGGAAAAAAGATTATTGTACAAGTTCAGAATGAGCAAAATAATTTATTAGAGTCTGTACGTGATTGTGTTAATGAAGAAATTAAATTTATGGATAGCTTATTATGTAATAATTGTAGACAAAAAATGACAGAAAAATTAAACGAAAGACAGCAAACGGTGATTGAATAATGTCAGTTTTTTATTGCGATTGGAAAAAGGGGCTTGATGTTGCTCCAGCAAGTTTAGATGCTTGGGCAAATACTACTAGTTATCTCATAAATGATAAAGTTATTAGTGGAGGATCAGCATATAATTGTATTGTAGCTCACACTTCAGCGGCAATTACTGAACCTGGTATTGGTGCTAATTGGGCAACTTATTGGGAATTAATGGCATTACAAGAGATTGGCACTGGTGCTAATAACAAACCTTTTCAAACAATAACTATTGCTTCCACAGGTAGAACAGGTGGGGATGAAATAAGATGTGCAAAAAGTTCTGCATCTGTACAGATTGGAGATGATCAGTGGGAATATACATATGATAGTAGATATATCTATTATCGAGGACATGATTATACCTCGGATATAAATATTGGAGATTTTGTTGGGAATGATACTGTTGGTTATTGGATTGTGCAGGCTGTTAGTTTGGTTGGGGCAGATACTAGGCTCAGTATTATTATAAATATGTCTGGATATAGATATTTTAGTGGTGCGGTAACTGGAAATTATACTTTATATGTTTTGGGGGTAACTGACACTGGAAAAGCGGCAGCGGCATCAACAGTTGTGCAAGAAATTAAATCTAGTGGTGTCTCCCTATATAGTAAATTGGATGTATCTGGAGGTTGGGATTTATCAACACAAATACAAGACGGTCAAACAACATTTAAACAATCTTATCTTGGTGGTCTTGGTCTTGGCAATGGAGTTGGACTTAAAGTTGGGCCAGGTAAAATATGGATCAATGTTGAAGATTTAAATTTTGCAAACCATGATGTTAATGTACAATTAGATGGAGTTGGCTCTTATATTTATACTACAGATTTTACTAATATTAATTGTTATCATAGCGGAATGAATAGTATAGATATACAAAATGTAATATCTTGTAATTTTACAAATATAAAAGTATATTCTAGTTTTTATTATGGTATATATATGTCAAATTTAGGTTATGTAACTTTTGATACTATAAAAGTTTATACCTGTTCATTTGCATTTGAAAGTTATGTGGCATATTATTTATATAATGTAAAAGATTCTACATTTAATGATTTATATAGTTATAATACATCTGGCAGTGGAATGTATTTATTGGATAGTCACTCAAATACATTTAATGGAATTTATTTTTATGATAATAAATATGATGGAATATATTTTGTAAATTATGCTAGAGGTAATATATTTAAAAATGGAGTTATTGATGATAGTGGCGATTGTGGTATAGAAATGGTTTCATCATTAGCAAGTAAAAATCAATTTATTAATGTTGATGTATCAAATTCAAGTGATTATGGATTTTTCTGCACTGGAATGGATAATGAAATGTATGATTGCACCTTTGCCAGCAATAATAATGGTGATGTTTTTCTATTTTTTGTTAAATTACTTACAAAACGATGTACTTTTAATAGTGCATTAAAACTTGTATTTCCTACTAGCGCATATCTATATGATCCAAGTTCTGAATTGAGAAATTATAGAGAAAATGGAACTGCTAACAATCACAATGTAAAAAAAGTAATTGGAACTATACAGTCTGACAGTGTAACGAGACACACTGCGAGTGGTATATCCTGGAAATTAACGCCAATTGTTACTTCTGATAGCGCACACTATTTGGAAATGCAGTTAGCAGAAGTAGCTCTAGAAGATAGTATACAAGTGACTTGCACCGTATGGGTTAAAAAATCGTCTTCTAGCGCTAGTTTTGAAGTAATGTTTTTATGTCCAGATAATGAATTAGCTGGAGTTAGCGAAACAAGTGATTTGGCAGATGATAGTACTGATTGGCAACAATTATCTATTGATGTAACCCCTAGTGCTACAGGAGCTATCACATTGTATATTAGGGCATGGGGCACTGATGATGATGTATATGTTGATGACTTTAATGCCGAGGAAGCATAAACATGGATATAAAAACTTTAGATATTAGTAAAGATGGAAGTCCATTTTGTAAAGTAGATTTATGTGGTAACACTGATGCTCTAGATATTTCAAAAGATGGTTTACCATTTTGTTTTGGCAGCGGATTAATTGAAGAAATAACATATTCTATAATTATCAATAGCAATGATGCTACAATTGATCAAATATCAGTTACGTTGGCGTTAACATATCCAGGTAGTGCAGCAGAAATGAAGTTAAGCAATGATAATGAAAATTGGACTAGTTGGATGCCAGTTGCAAACAGTAAAACATGGGCATTAAAAGCTGGTAGTAGTGGTACAAAAACAGTATATGTAATTTTTAGAAATGTTGGTTTAGATGAATCTGGTGTTTTTGATGACACTATTGATTTGGAAGTTGATGCTTTTGTGTTAGCGAGCATTGGAGCAATATATGGTACATTAGGATCAGCAGAACTAACAACGGTTATATAAAAATGAATGATATAAAAACTATAAATGAAAAAGTTCAAGATAAAATGAACGAGTGCGCTCTAAAAGATTATGTACGTTCTATAATTGTCAGTAATATGCAAAACTCTGACGATTCAGATATGTACGATATATCATTGTCAGAATGGATAGAACGATATACACGATTAGGTGATGATCCATTTAGTTTTCACGAACACCCATATCAAAAAGATATTATAGATGATCCTGCACATAGATTGATAATACAAAAATCTGCACAAATGGGTGTTTCTGAAATTATGGCTAGAAAATGTATTGCATTATTGTGTAAACATGATAGAACAAAGGCACTATATACATTACCCACTGATGATGATGTTAGTATATTTTCTAGAACAAGAATTAAACCTATATTTGAAGATTCACATGCTATAAAATATTTGACTGATAGAGGCACTGACAATATAAGTCAAAAAAGAGTAAAAAATTCATTCTTACTTCTTCGTGGTGGTTGGGAAATGCGAAGAATGCAGATGATGGATATTGATTTTCTTTTTATTGATGAATATGATAAACAAAAAAAAGAAATCATTGGCTCTATGAGAACTAGAATGGATCACTCTAGTTATCGTTATGAATTTGCATATTCAACACCATCATTAAAGGGAATAACTATAAGTGAATTATACGAAGAAACTGATCAAAAAGAATGGTTTATAACATGTCAAAAATGCGGTGATGAACAATTTATACAATATGATGAGAACATATTATATTACCCACATGATGAAGAAAAAATTGAACCATATTTTGGTTGTAGAAAATGTAAAAATAAATTAAATACATTATATGGTCAATGGAAACCTACTAAAAAGGGTAAATTTGATCGTTCTGGCTATCATATTACGCAAGCAATGTCACCACGTAAAACAGCAATTGATATTGTAGAAGCTAGAGACGATTATGTTGATGATCAAGATTATTGGAATTATGTGTGGGGAATAGCTTACGAAGGCACAACTAAGGGCGGACTTGAACCAATAAATTATGATGAAATAGTTGGGAACCACGTGATGAATGAAGCATTTCATTCACATGGTAAAGCGATAATGTCGATAGATTGGGGTGCTCCTTGGTCTTGGGCTGAAATAAGAATGCCAAACCTAGAAACTAAATCATGTGATATAGTATGGGTTGAATGTTTTCATTCAGAAAATAAAGATGACCATTCTGAACGTATGATTGAATTGGCTAGAAATTATGAATGTGGAATGATAGTTGCAGATATAGGCTTTTCTAATGCGTACAGTTATAAATTAAAAGAAACACTTGGAGACTTTTTTTGGGATATTTCGTCTAATTGCACTGGCACAGTAGAGCCAAGATTTGATAAAATAAAGCATCGTATTTCATGTTTTAAAGACATTGTAGTTAAAAGACATTTCATATTACTAAAAAATACACGTATATTATTACCAATTGATAACAAACGTGAAACAATAAAAATAGGACGAGAACCAAAAACAAGAAATCAATTATGGATAGATCATCATAAAACTTTAAAAATCAGGAAAGATAAAGAAGGTAAAGAAGAATTAATATCAACAGGCCCAGACCATTTGGCTTTAACATCGGTATATTGTGATTTAGCTTTTGAATATATGTTGAAACAACAATCAGCGATGCAAAAAAGAAAAAACCGATCAGTTAGAATATTAAAAATTGGTTCTGGACATCACAGAAGAGGTTAAATATAATTATGAGTAAAACAAATCAAATAGCAAATATTAAATCAAAAATTATTGGAAGAAATATGACACAAAATAATGGAATTGTTGTAGATTCTAATACAAAACAATTAGACCATTCATCTAAAGTTGAATCAAAATTTAAATATACAAAAGATAACCTAATAAAACCAGAATATGATTTAACCAATTTAGTTAAACTATATAAATCAAATTATGCACATGCATTTTGTATAGATACAAAAGCATCTTGTGTATCAGGTGCAGGTTGGAAATTGGTATCATGTTTATCTGATGTACATGGTATAAATGATCAAGAAATGAAGTCTGAAATTGATAAATTAGAAAAACAAGAAACACTTACGAGTGAAGAACAGTCAAAATTATTAGAATATAAAGAAATTTATAATAAACACATAAATGATAAAAAAATATTGAATAAATTATTTAAAAGCATAAATCCAGGAGAATCATTTGAAGATATTAATTATAAATCAGATGTAGATCGTGAAATTACTGGTTTTATGTGTTGGGAAATAGTGCGCAATGGTAAAGGAGAAATTACAGAAGTATATCACATGGCATCTGAAACTGTGCGTATGATGTCTAGTGGATTAGGTGTATGCCAAGTTAGAGGGCCAGGAACAATTACATTGGGAAATGATACTAGTTTATATTTAAGAGGCGGTACTGAAAAAGTATATTTTAAAAGTATAAATTTACCACTTATAATGGACGCTTCTACTGGAGAAATTAAAGGTAAACAAACAGTTAGTAAAAATGGCAAAGTTACTAATATACAATGGCTTACGGATAAAGATGGGAATAGTATGAAAATTCCAGAAGATAAATGGGCACATGAAGTCATTATACACAAAAAATATCATCCAAGTTATTTTTGGTATGGAAAGTCAGATATAATATCTGCATTACAATCATGTTCTGGTGATAGGGCGGCAGGAGATTATCAAGAGCAATTTTTCGATAATAGTGCAATACCAAGAATGGCAGTTATATTTAAAGGTGCTGGTTTTCCAGAAGAAGTTCAGAATGATATAGAACAATATTTTGATTATGATATTAAAGGAAATTCTCATTGCACGTTGGTTTTACAATTACCCGGCGAAGATGTTGATGAAACTGGAGATCGTATACCTGCATCTGATGTACAGTTTGAAAAATTAGAAACTGATATGACAGATGCTAGTTTCCGTGATTATAGGAAAGACAATAGAGATCATATATTTATATCACATAGAGTTCCCGGTTCTTTATCACCAGCGCCAAATAATCAAGCAAACAAAGATACAGTATTAACCGATTTAGAAATGTTTAAATCACAAGTAATTAGACCAATTCAAAAAAGTAGAGAATTTATGGTAAATAAATATTTGGTAGAACAAAATTATGATATAGAAACATGGCAATTTAAGTTTAATGAAATTGACAGTATAGATCAATATAGACAAATGCAAATTTATGAAGGTTATTTAAAAGATAATGTTATGACCATAAATGAAATAAGAACAGAATTAGGGAAACCACCAAAGAAAGGTGGAGATAGAGCGTTTAAAATAACACCGCTTGGAGTGGTATTCTTAGATGAAATGGAAGATTTAAGTACTGGTGATTTATCTGCTAAACCAGATAAACCATTAGATGCTGGAGATCAAGGTAAAAGTGATGGAGGTAGACCACAAAAAAAAGAAAAAAAGATTAGCGAAGTTTTAACGGAAATTTTAAATGATTAATAAAATGATAACCAAAGGAGTTACAAAATGAACGAAGAAACAATTAGTATTAGAGAACCGTTTGCAAATGGAAACGATAATGATGAGTTGTGTGAAGTTAGATGTGCAAATCCAAAATGCAGTAACAATAATAAAACAGGTGTAAATTTTAATGGATCAAAATTATTGGGTAGATACTATCCAGGTTCTAAAGGTGAAATTAAGTGTACGAGATGTAAGTGTTTAAATAGTTTCGTTGTTTTTGTAAATGGAGATCAAAGCGTAATATATAGGAAGGATGATTAAATGTGATAAAATTAAATCCAGAAAATATAAGGTATTTAGTTGCACACTGTTCTGCAAGTAGATGGGGTGATACTAAAGCAATTAATAGATGGCATATAGATAGAAATTTCACAATGATTGGTTATCATGACGTTATTTTAAATGGAATGAGAATACATGACTTAAAATATGATAGCACAATTGATGGGAAAATTGAACCCGGAAGACCAGAAGAATATGTTGGCGCACATTGTGCTGCACAGGGAGTAAATTTTAAGTCTTTAGGCGCGTGCTTAATTGGTATACCTGGTGTTGATGATTATCCAACAAATAATCAATATGGAGCACTGATACACTGGTATGCTACAAAATGTATTAAATTTAATTTAAATCCTTGGAAAGTATGTGCGCAACATTCTGTATTTGATCCTAGAAAACCATTATGTGCGTCTCTAAAAATGTTAATTATAAAAGCACGAGTAGCTTTAAAAATAAAAGAAATGAAAAGGAATGGCAATTAAAATGAATAAAATTATACTTATATTAATGTTGGTATTTATATCTAGTGTATCTGCATTAGCTGTAGATAATGTTTCGGTTAATATACCTAAATTTTTTGTAACTTTTGATACAGATGAAGTTGGTGAACATGTAAATATTAAAAATTTTGGTAAATTATTGTCACCTGGCGATCCAGAATTGCCTGTTATAAATTTTACATTAATAGTGCCAAATAATTCTACTAATTTTAAAATATTTATAGATGATAAGAAAACAAAATGTTTATCAGAGTTACATGATATAGTCCCTGTAGCACCAATTATAACTATAGTTGATGGTAAAACATATTATGATTGGGGCAACGGAGATAAAAAAATAAAAGATAATAAAAATACATTGGTCTATGAAAATAATAATTTTTACCCAAAAGATAATGTAAAAATATTAGAGATTGGAAAAATGCGTAATATAAATATTGTAAAAATACAATATTGTCCGTATAGATATAATCCTGTATCAAAAGTTTTAGAATTAACAACTGGTGATAAAATTACATTAACATTTGCTAATGTAAATAATATAGTAAAAAATAATAATAGTATATTTCAAAATATATTGCAAAATGTTGCAACTAATGATTTAAATATACGAAACAATAGTAACACTAAACTTGGATATACAATTATAACAACAAAGAATATAAAGTCACAATGCGCTAAATTGCAAGATTTTATAAATAGTAAAATAAATTTAAATTATAATGTTACAGTTGCAACTGAATTAGATTGGGGTGGAGGCAGAGGAGATATAGCTGCCAACAATATAAGAGATTATTTAAAAGATACATATTTACAGAATAACACTAAATATGTGTTGTTAATTGGAAATCCGTCACCATCTAGTGGTGACGTTCCTATGAAAATGTTGTGGCCTAGACGTGGGAAAAGAGCTTATGAAGAAGCTCCATCTCATTATTTTTATGCAGATTTAACTGGTGATTGGGATAAAAATAAAAATAACTATTATGGAGAATATGGTGATTGTGGCACTGGTGGTGTAGATTTTTATCCAGAAGTAATAGTGGGAAGAATACCTTTGTATGGCAGTGCGACTAGTTTAAATAATATTCTGCAAAAAACGATTGATTATGAAAATGGCGTAAACAATGGGGAATGGATGAATCAAGTGTTATACAGTGTGAAACCTTCTGATGGTGCAACACCGGGCTATCATTTGGGAGAACAAATGAAAAATGATTTTTTATTGAATAATGATTTTTCAATAATACGTGTTTATGATAGCGATTATGGTTTAGTGCCACCACCAGAATATACATATTGTTCAAAAACAAATGTTTGGAAAGCATGGGATAAATATAAGCCAGGTTTTCATTTTTGGTGGACACATGGGAGTCAAACTGAAGCTGCTTCTATTTGGAGTTCGTCTAGTTGTGTGGCATTAGATGATGATTATCCAGTTTTTACTTTTCAATGTAGTTGTTTAAATGCCTATCCAGAACATACTGGAAATTTAGCTTACTCATTGTTAAG